TCCGAAGAGAAAAAGGGAATGGATTCCTCGCAGATAGCAGGCACAGCTTCATCCTATGCAAGGAAGTATGCACTCAACGGATTGTTTCTAATTGATGATACGAAGGATGCAGATACTGACGAGTATGTAAAGACCACCAAAGCAGAGGAAGAGGATCCTCGCACTGCTGCACCAAAGAAGGAAACAGTGGAAAAGTTCAGGTCACTGGTCACTGACGAACAGTGGGATAAAACAGTAGCACAGTATGGTCAGCCTGATCAGTGGACAGAGTTCCTCACACAGAAGTGGATTAAGAAACTGGAGAACAAATCATGAAGTGTGAAAGTGTTCAGGCTTACTTTAATCCCACAGACATGAAATGGCACCTGGATGCTGTTGTTTCAGAAGAGAGTATCTTCCTTGCCAAGACGGATACAGATGCTCTCAAGGGCAATGAGGTGGATGTAGTGCTAAAGAAATTCTCAAAGCACAGAACATTAACTGCGAATGCGTATTACTGGGTACTGAACAATAAACTCGCAAAAGCAGTTGGAGTATCAAAGAGCAGGATGCACAATATCCTGCTCCGTAGATACGGAGTGACAGCAGTGGTCAATGACGATCTTGTCTATGCAATGATTCCTGATACGGAGGAAGCAGAGAATGAGCTTCTTGAATCGGAAACCATCCACCTGAAACCTACATCACAGGTGAAGGAAGGGAAGGATGGAATCGACAGAAGAGGATACCTGCTGCTAAAGGGATCGTCACAGATGACAACAGATGAAATGGCAGCCTTGATAGATGGCACAGTGGATGAATGTAAACAGGTAGGAATCGAAACAATGACTCCGAGGGAGTTGCAAGAACTTATAGAAATGGAGAGGAAATCAAGATGGTAAATCCTAACAACGTAGTGATGCTTCAGGGAAGAATCACAGCACAGCCGGAAGTTAAAACCTTCCGCAACAAAAATGGAGAGGACTTCAAGTCCTGCAAGTTCAGCCTTGCTGTCAGAAGAGACAAAGAGAAGACCGACTTTATCGAGTGTTCTTCTATGGGAAAGAATGCTGATTTCATCGGCAGGTACTTCAACAAGGGAGATGGGATGCTGATCACCGGGTCCTTGCAACAGTACGAGTACGAGAAGGACGGTAACAAAAGAAAAGGTTACCAGGTATTCGTGGAGAGTGCGACATTCCCAGTCAGCAAGAAAGAAGCAGCAGAACCGGTAGATACGGCACCAGTTAAAGAGGAAGCAGAACCGGTAGATACGGCACCAGTTGCTGTGGATGATGAGGACCTTCCGTTCTGATGTATACGCCCAAGTACAGAGGAGCGAAAGAGACTAAGTGCGGTATCTGCGAAGCATGCACATTCTGTGAACCACATCATGTTTTTCCAGGTACCGCACGTAGGATATCAGATGAGTATGGTGCGGTGGTGTACCTCTGCAGGAACTGCCACGAGAGTTACCACCGTCACCCTGGCAGTTACAAATGGCTCCAGCCTAAGATTCAAGCCGAAGTAATGTTCCGGCAGGGATGGACCCTAGAAGATTGGATGAACCATTTTCATAAGAACTATTTATAACGAGGGAATCAAATGGCATTAAATTCTTTCAATCTCTATTACAGCTACAAAGATGCCTTTGAAATGCTCAGTGATGCTGAAGTTGGGAGACTGATAAAAGGTGCTCTAGATTATGCGGAACACCAAATCGAACCTACCTTCAAAGGAAATGAGCGGTTTGTATGGGCAATGATAAAAGGGCAAATAGATAGAGATCAACAGAAATATATTGCTAAATGTCAGAGGAATCGGGAGAACGTAAGTAAGCGGTATACGGACGAAGATGATTCTACGAACGTATACGATCGTATACGAACGAATACGAACGCTACCAAAGACAAGGACAAAGACAAGGACAAAGACAAGGACAAAGACAAAGACAAGGATAATACTCCCCCTGTATCCCCCTCACGGGGGAAGCGGTTTGTTCCGCCTACTCTGGAAGAGGTCACTGCGTATTGCAAGGACCGGAACAACGGAGTGGATCCTGAAGCATTTATCGCATTCTATTCGAGCAAGGGATGGAAGGTGGGGAACCAGTCTATGAAGGATTGGAAGTCGGCTATTATCACTTGGGAGAAGAGACGGAAGTCTGAAGGGAAGAAGCAGACTGATGATGACCTGGAAGAGGAGATAAGGAGATTCCTGAATGACAAAGAATGAGTTATCGGAATTCATCCGGGATATCAAGAAGGATTACCCGGATGGGTCCTATGATCTGGGAGAGTGGTGGGATATGTTCCGGGAATTTAACGTATCCACGCTGTACGATGGATTGACTGAGTGGAAGGAAGGACAGTTCGGCTACCGGACTCCATCCGTAAGAGATATCCGATTCACGAACCAGTGCTGCATATGGAACCCGAATGGGATCTTCTATAAGGCCATGGTAAGAGTGCGTGATACCTATGAGAAGCAGCACAAGGGAACCGAGGAGAAGACGGACGAATCCTTTCAGGAAGTGATACAGGAGCTGAGATACAGATGAGCGAATTCAACAAAGAGTTTTGCCCTGTATGCGGAAAGCCTTTGCCATTGTACAAACAGATGTACTGCTCCAGGGCGTGCAGGGAAGAAGCATACAGGGAGCGCTGGAAGAAACCGAGAAAAGAAGCTGTGAAAAAGAAGAAGGGCCTATCTTGGGATGAGGTCATCAAAGGTATGGCGGAAACCGGTTTGTCTTATGTGGACTACATCAAGAAGTATGAAGATGAGGTATGACAGATGACATTAGAAAAAGCAAAACAGGAGCTTGAAAATTTTGTTCAACTCAAGACTACATTAAGACCATCCTTCGTGGATGTTCTGCTAAATGCGGAAGAAGTGAAGCATGGACATTGGGAGTTGAGTCCGTTTGATGGGAATTGGACTTGCAGTAGATGCGGAGACAAGCCTTATCATTCCAATATGAAAAACATGAACTACTGTCCTAACTGTGGGGCAAAGATGGACGGAGAAAACAGATGAACAAAAGGATTAAAAAGAAAAAAGCTAAACAGGAGCAAGAGGTCATTGGCGATATCCTCTTCAATCTACTTAAAAATGAGCAGGCATTTGAAACATTTTCGAACGCTGTTAAAGCGGTTTGCGATAGCATCACAGCTTATATTCTTGTTCTAAAAAATCGTGTTGAAGAAATTACTGGATACGAAGAGCCTGAAATAAACCCTTGTCGTGGTTGTGACGATTATGACGGTCAAGGTGGATGCAAAAGCAACGGCGGTTGTGGAGCGAAGATGGATGAGGTGACAGAATGAAACATAACAGACGAGGAGAAATGAAAATGAAAGCTAAAACTTGTATTTGTGGCACAGATCCTATTATTGAAACAGTGCATGATGAGGATGCAGATTATGATTTTGTTGTCGTGAAGTGTCCGAATTGTGGCAGGATTACTCCGAAGAAGTTCAGTGACAGGAAAGCAATCGTATCCTGGAACATTTCACAGACTGCATTAGCCAGGAATAAGAGAAATGAATAGCAGAAACAAAGGAGCTAATGGAGAAAGAGAGTTAGCACGAAAGCTGTCAGAGTATGGATACGAATGCAGAAGAGGTGTTCAGTACAAGGGTGGTCCTATGAGTCCTGATGTGGTAGGTTTGCCAGGGATCCATATCGAATGCAAAAGAGTAGAACATCTGAATCTGTATGATGCTATAGCTCAAGCTGTCAGGGATGCATGGTTAGATCTTCCTGCAGTATTTCACAGGAAGAACAATTGCGAGTGGTTAGTGACCATGAGGTTGGAAGACTGGATAGAAATCTATAGGGAGTGGGAAGTGGGGAATGACCGCACGAGAGGTAGAGCAGAAACTGAAGAAAGTCCATTGGCTGAAGAAGGAGATTAAAGCCAAGGAGAGACAACTCATCGAGATCGAGACAGCTGCAACACATATCACAGCAGTATTATCACAGACCAAATCACAACCGACAGAAATGATGTCCAAGCCAGAGAGTTATGCCATCAGAAGTTATGAGCTGAAAGTGAAGATCAAGGAAGATACAGATGATCTCATGAAGCAGACAAGGGAAGCGTATCGGATGATAGCAACACTTGAGGACCCAGCACAGCGAGCGATCCTGACGGACTATCACCTGAACGATATCCCTATCAGAAAACTAGAGGAGACATATCACTATTCCGAGAGACAGATATACAACATCCGCCACGCAGGGTACCAAAACATTTCCGACAATTTCCGGTAGTTTCCGATTACAATAGTACTGTAAAGATTCAACGAATTGGTTCTCCATAGCGTATTTCCTCATCCAAAGAAGGCACCCAAAGAAGATTTTGGGTGCTTTTCTTGTAGGGACGAAGTGGGTTAGTGACAGTCCTCGTTGGGTAGGGGTGGGAACCTGATTGTCACGAGATGAAATGGGTAATATGAACCAAGATAAAAAAAGGCCCCGGGTGCAGAACCGTCCGGATAGGGACGGTAAGCACAGGGCTCAATTTGACATTAACAAAAAGAAGATATATGCAACACAGACGATATGCGGAATATGTGGCAAGCCTGTAGATATGGAACTGAAGTGGCCGCATCCTTTATCACGATGTATAGACCATATTATCCCCGTAGCAAAAGGCGGTCATCCGAGTGCAATGAGCAATCTTCAATTAGCACACGTGATATGTAACCGTCAGAAATCTGACAAAATGTTTGATGTTGAAAAGGTAAAAAAGGAAGAGGCAGTTTCGAACACTGTCCTTCCACTAAGCAGAGATTGGAAGAGATATAGGGCAGAGACTACGACATGAGGCAGACTGATATAGGGGGCGTACCTCCCTCCCAGGGTCCCGTCCGTCATCCCCTTGCCGTCACTGTGAAAAAAAACACATGCAATTAAGCCAATACCATGAAAGGTTAAAAATATGCCTGATTACAAAGGAATTGAATACCTCAGACGTAAATTAAAAGCAAAAAAGACCAGGGTAGACCTAAGATATTCATATTATGAAATGAAAAATCTTGTAAACGACTTTGGACTTACGACACCAGCAAGGCTTGCTAGGGTCACAGAAGTTTTGGGTTGGTGTGCCAAAGGAGTTGATGCTCTCGCAGACCGTCTTGTGTTCCGTGAATTCGATAAGGATTTTTTCGCAATGAATGAGATCTATCAGCAGAACAATCCGGACGTGCTGTTTGATTCTGCGATACTGTCTGCTTTGATTTCATCATGCTGCTTCATCTATATATCTCCTGATGTAGACGGATTTCCGAGACTGCAGGTCATAGATGGCGGGAATGCAACTGGCATAATGAACGAGATTAACGGAATGTTGACAGAAGGTTATGCCGTTCTGGAAAGAGATCCGGAGAACAACTTGCCTACTCTGGAAGCATATTTTGTTCCCGGAAGAACAGATTATTATCCAAAGGGACTGGCTCCTTATTCAATAGAAAATCCTGCTCCATATCCATTGCTGGTGCCTATAGTAAACAGACCTGATGCAAAAAGGCCGTTCGGTCACAGCAGAATATCTAGAGCGTGTATGAATATCACGCAAGGCGCATTAAGGACTCTGAAAAGATCAGAGATTTCAGCAGAGTTTTATTCGTTTCCACAGAAGTATATTGTCGGCACTTCCAGTGATAACGAGGCGATAGATACATGGAGAGCCACCATATCTACTTTCCTTGAAATTACGAAGGATGATGAAGGCGAGCGACCGGTTGTAGGGCAGTTCCAACAGCAAAGCATGAGCCCATATACTGAGCAGCTGCGCACATTTGCGGCTTTGTTTGCTGGAGAAACAGGACTAACGCTTGATGATCTGGGATTTGCTACAGAAAACCCGTCAAGTGCGGAAGCTATAAAAGCATCACATGAGAACCTTAGGTTAGCAGCACGAAAAGCGCAACGCACATTCGGATCCGGTTTCCTGAATGCTGGATATCTTGCTGCATGTATCCGTGATGACTTTGGTTATACACGTCAAGTTGTTAGGGAAACAATTCCCAAATGGGAGCCGGTATTTGAGCCTGATGCTGCCATGCTTTCTTTGATAGGCGATGGAGCAATCAAAATTAACCAGGCTATACCAAATTACTTAACTGCTAAGAACATGAAAGATCTTACTGGAATAAACTCGGGGGCGTAAGATGACTGACATTGTTCCTGAATTATATAAAGAAATGGTTGAAGAATTTGACCGTAGAGTCAAGGCTGATAAAAGGATTCAATCATTTTTACGTAAGTATGAAAAAGGGACCGCTTCACAAGAGGCGGTCTCATTGTATGCAGCAAATTTGGGAGAATGCGCAGCTCATGTCTTTGAAGACAAACTAAATCCAAAAGACATGCCGGACGGAAAGTTGTACTGGAATATCCTTGAAAGGACTGTCGATCCTCTCATGAGAAGGATATTCAATATGGTAATGGAAGCAGCATCTACAGTAATGATGCAAGAGGACGAGAAAATAGGTCTCCATCTTAAGCCTATAATACCGGATTATCCGGCAGATAGAGTCAAAGCGTTTATGGAATCTATGTTATACAGAGAAAACAACGACGAATGAAAAAAAGTCTATACAATGCAGTCTCAAACATTTCTCAAAGTTTTTACGATGGGTATGTCGAAATTAACGCAAGGGCTAAAGCAAAAGCGGGCGTAAAAACAATTGTGGTTAGACGCCAGTTAGGACACTGTTGTGATTGGTGTGCAAAGCTTTCCGGAATATACGATTTTAATAATGTTCCAAAGGATATATTCAGAAGACATGACAACTGCCGTTGTATGGTTACAGTCAGAACAGAAAAGGGAACATATACAGATGCATGGTCTAAAATAGAATACAAAAGTCAAAGAAGTGCAAGGATAGCCAGAGCTGAAGAAATAAAACTAGAAAAAGACTGGGATAGCATTGCTCCTATAGTAGCAAAAGATAAAAAGGCTACTAGAGAGTCAGTGGTTTCAGTAATTGCTAGAACAAAAGATGTTAAAGGTGAGTATATAAAACGGTCTTTTATTAAAAAAGGTAAAGTCGACAATCGCAGAATTACCGACACAGATGTGGACAAAAAAGACGTAGCTTGTGCCGAGTGGATGGCAAAAAAATTAGGCTTAAATGTCACAGTGATCCCGCCAATAAATGAAAACAAAATCTCTAACCCTGATTATTACATAGATGCATTTAAATCAAAATGGGAGTATAAAACAGTATCTTCATTTAACTCAATTGATAATCAGCTGCAAGACGGGTGCAAGCAAACTAGTGGTGAGCATGTTGGGATTGTGGTTGATATTAGTGGTTTGAATCCAGGAATATCGGTGTCAGAAGCTGTAATGGCCATACGATATAGAATGGTTAAAAGGGCAAAAAATGACCTGCTCGACGTAATAATCAAGCAGGAAGATAATTTTATTGGCGCATACAGGTTTAGAAAATAGTGAACGCCCCCCGCAGAACTAGAAGTTCCACGTTGAGCGCCACTAAAATTATAATATATTGCTATTTCAGAAGTGTCAAGAGGTGAGATCGTGGCAAAAGATGATTACTTTGTTGTTGCGTATAAAATCCTTGTTTATCTATATGCAGTACTTAAGCGTGAAATAGTATTTGATAACGAAACGTTTAAAAGAACAGTTAAAAAGGATGTCGTTAATGAGGATTATTTTAATGATATATTGTACCTGATGACCGAGCAAGGTCTTATTTCCGGTCTTGACTTTATAAATGTATGGGGTGGCAATCACGTCCTAGTTTCAGATCTATCTGGTGCCAGGATAACGGTAGCTGGTATAAGTTATCTCCAAGATAATGACAAAATGAAACGTGTTGGGGAGATTCTTAAGGAGTCAGCCGATATAATTGTTTCACTAGCAGCCAAGATAATTGGTTTATAAGGTAAATTACGGAATCTTCGATTCTGTATTTATATGGAGGTAAGGAGATGGACGTTCGGAAAGGACGCCAAACTCCTACTCTATCCGTTGTGTTGCCATATGAAGACACATATGGTCAGGAAGCCGTAGATCTTTACAACAGCACAACTAAAACAGCGCAGGAATGGCAGGAGCTTCTGCTCTATGACATGCTTGCATACAACGACGAAGGGCTCTGGATACATACGAAATACGGTTTTTCAGTTCCTCGAAGGAATGGGAAAAACGAAGTCGTGATGATTCGTGAAGCATACGGTCTCCAAAAGGGAGAAAGGATCGCTCACACTGCTCACAGAACAAAGACCAGTCATTCCGCATGGGAAAGACTGTGTGAGCTTCTATCTGAGGCAGGAATCGAATATGAATCCTGGAAGGCTTTAGGTTCAGAGTCAATTGAAGTTGCCGGTGGGGGAAAGATAGATTTTCGCACGAGATCCTCAAAAGGTGGTCTCGGTGAAGGATTTGACCTCCTGGTAATCGATGAGGCCCAGGAATATACGTCTGATGAAGAATCTGCACTGAAATATGTTGTTTCGGACAGCCTTAATCCTCAGACAGTATATTGCGGAACTCCGCCTACGCCGATTTCGTCTGGTACAGTCTTTTCACAGTATCGACAAGACGTAATGCTCGGTAAAAAGGAAAATGCTGCTTGGGCTGAATGGTCTGTAGATCAGATGTCTGACGTTCACGACCGAGAACTCTGGTATGAGGTAAATCCCTCAATGGGAACGGTACTCAATGAGAGGAAAGTTGCGGACGAGATTGGCGATGATGACATCGATTTCAATATCCAGCGTCTTGGACTATGGATCAAGTACAACCAAAAGTCTGCTATCAGCAGAAACGAATGGCTATCTCTGCAGTGTAAGAGAATGCCTAAGATCTCTGGCAAACTTTCAGTCGGTATAAAATTTGGAGTCGATGGAGCCAATGTTGCTCTTGGTATTGCAGTACAGGCAACCAGGGAACGCATATTTATAGAAGCGATTGGGTGTCGTCCTGTACGAGAAGGACTTGGTTGGGTAATTGACTTTCTGAGGAAAGCTGACTGGAACGCTGTAGTCATAGATGGCAAGAACGGAGAGCAACTGCTGATTGACGCTATGAAGGCAGATCATTTAAAGAAGCCTATCATACCTTCAACTGATGAGATCATCGTTGCAAATGCTGTTTTTGAACAGGCGATTTGGTCTGAAACCATATGCCATATGGACCAACCGTCTCTTACACAGATAATCTCAAACTGTGAGAAAAGACCGATTGGCTCCAAAGGTGGATTCGGATACAAATCCATCAAAGCTGAAGCGGAGATTGCGCTTCTTGACTGTGTCATGTTGGCACATTGGGCTTGTGCGGAGAAAAAACATACAAAGCCCAAACAAAAAATACGCTATTAAGGCTCGGATTAGTTCCGGGTCTTTTTAGTGAATACAATTACGTACACTACACGGTAAGTAGGAGGAAAAAATGGCAGATTTTACACCAATTAACACGCAGGAAGAGTTTGATAATGCAATTAAAGCAAGGATAGAGCGTGAAAGGAAAAGCATCACAGCTCAATATTCCGACTATGAAGCATTGAAGACCCAGAATGCGGAGCTCCAGACAAAGGTCGCAGGGCTCAACAAAACAATCGAGGATACTAACAAGAAGTATGCGGAGACGGATAAAACTATCTCCGAATTACAGGCTAAAGTAAAGGGCTACGAGACCGACTCGGCAAAAACGAGAATTGCTCTTAAACACGGTATCCCGTACGAACTAGCCGGAAGACTATCCGGAACAACCGAAGAAGAAATAGAAAAAGATGCAGAAACACTCGCAGGTTTTGTTTCCAAAAAGTCCGAGGCTCCACCTTTGGCGGGGAGCAATGATGTAACGCCAAATGACAACAATGCCGGATTACGGCAACTCTTACATTCAATAAAAGGAGAAAATTAAAATGCCAGACGCAAAATATGATACCAATGTAGCATCCAAAGGAAATCTGTTTCCTGAGGTATTGGTAAAAGAAATGTTTAACCTTGTACAGGGTCATTCAGCCTTGGCCAAACTCGCAGGAGGAATTCCTCTTGCTTTTAACGGTAATGAAATCATGACTTTCCAGATGGAAGGTGAGGTCAATCTTGTTGGAGAGAACGAGCTTAAGACATCTAAGAAGATCGTGCTTGACCCTGTTAAGATCGTTCCTTTGAAGGTCGAATACGGCGCAAGGATCTCTGACGAGTTCAACTACGCAACAGAAGAAGCACAGCTTGACATCCTTCGTGCTTGGAGCGAAGGTTTCGCTAAAAAGCTTGCTCGTGCACTCGATATTATGGCAATTCATGGTGTCAACCCGAGAACCGGAACAGCTGCAACAGCTATTGGTACAAACAGCTTTGATACAAATACCGGTGTAACAACTATTACTTATGTAGCTGGTTCTGAAGAAGACAAGCTCGAAGACGCAATTGCCGCTATTGGTGATTACGAAAATAGCGGGTTTGCGTTCTCCCCGGCTTTTGCTGCTGCTCTTGGCAAAGTGAAGGTTAACGGAGTGCCGCAGTACCCTGAGTTTAAACTCGGCGGACGTCCGGACTACTTCAATGGTGTTCCTTGCGATGTCAATAGCACAGTTGGAACTGCTGACAGTGCTGTAGTAGGTGATTTTGCTAATGCTTTCAAATGGGGCTATGCAAAACAGATCCCGCTTGAGATCATCCCCTACGGTGATCCTGACCAGACCGGCCATGACCTGAGAGCTTACAACCAGATTTATCTGCGTGGAGAAGCTTATCTTGGATGGGGAATCCTTGACCCCGCAGCGTTCGCTCGTATTGATGCTTAATGATTAAATACAGAAATAAAAGAACCGGAGAAATAAGGGATTTTCACGGCCCGATTAAAAGTGTGAATTGGGAGGCTGTCACGCCTCCCACAACTCCCTCTCCGGGAGAGTCTAAGAAGAAAACCGTCAGTAAGAAAGGAAAGAAATAATGGCTTCTTTTGCGACAATTGATGATCTGACAGCACTTTGGAGGCCTATGACTGAAGATGAGCAGGAAAGGGCTTCAGTATTGTTGAATATTGTGTCTGATTCTCTCAGATATGAAGCAAATAAGGTGGACCGAGATCTAGACCTGATGATAATGGAAAACCCATATCTTGCTTCTGTTGCAAAATCGGTAACATGCGATGTTACCGCAAGGGTACTAATGACTTCCACAGACCAGGAGCCGATGTCGCAAATGAGCCAGGCAGCCGGAGGCTATTCAGTTTCGGGCACTTTCCTTGTTCCTAGCGGAGGATTATTCATAAAGAAATCAGAGTTGGCCAGGTTAGGACTGAAAAAACAGCGGACTCTGTGGAGGGAATTTTATGGCTCTGATCAAAGGAATGACGGTCCAGCTATATGAGAAGACTCTTACAGGATATGATGCTTTTAATGCACCGCTTTATGCCGAAGAGCCGATAGATATAGATAACGTTCTTGTAACGCCAGTAGAAGCAGAGGATGTTATTTCTGATCAGCAATTGTATGGCAAGACGGTAGTTTACGAGCTTTGTATTCCCAAGGGTGATACTCATGTCTGGGAAGACAAAAAAGTAGGTTTCTGGGGCAATATCTATCGCACTGTAGGGTTCACAAGACGTTACATCGAGGAAAATGTTCCTTTAGAGTGGAACGCCAAGATACGGGTAGAAAGATATGGCTAATGTAAAAGTTGTACTTAACAGAGCAGGCGTCAGAGAACTTCTTCGTTCACCTGAAATGGCCGGCATTTGTGAAGAACATGCGAAAGCTACGCTGAATGGTTGCGGGGATGGGTATGCAATGGATGTTTATACGGGAGAGAATCGTGTAAATGCTATGGTATACGCCAACAGCCGATTAGCGGTCATAGATAATTCTCAGAACAATACCATACTGAAGGCGTTGAAATGATAGAGAAAATAGTGTTGGACTACCTGGATGACTCTTTGAGTGTGCCTGTATATATGGAAGTCCCTGAGGATCCGGCGATTAAATTTGTAATCGTGCAGAAGACCGGGTCCAGCAAATCGAATTTTATTTATTCTGCAACATTTGCGATTCAGTCTTATGCTGGGTCGATGTTAGAGGCTGCTGAACTCAATGAGCAGGTAAAAGCAGCTATGGATAATATTACTGTTCTGGATAGTGTATCTCACACAGAATTGAACAGTGATTATTCATTCACAGATGAGGGCGAAAAGAGATATCGCTACCAAGCTGTGTACGATCTATATCATTATTAAGGAGATATGAAATATGAATACTGTTTCTAACGTATCTGCCGGCAAACCGAAACTCACAGGAGCTATTTACCGTGCACCACTTGGTACGACATTGCCTACTGATGCTGTAACTGCTCTCAATAATGCGTTCGCTTGCCTCGGATATTGCAGTGATGCTGGAGTAGTAAACAGCAATAGTCCTTCCAGCGATACTATCAAGGCGTGGGGCGGCGACGTTGTTCTTGCTCTGCAGACTGAAAAGCCTGACACTTTTCAGTGGACTCTTATTGAGGTCATGAACGTTGATGTGCTCAAGATGGTCTACGGAGATGACAACGTAACCGGAGAATTGGCAACCGGAATTACAGTCAATGCCAATTCGGATCAGCAGGACGATGCATGTTATGTAATTGACATGATCCTGAGAAACGGTGCGCTGAAAAGAATAGTTATTCCTGACGGTCAGGTAACAGCAGTTGAGGATATTACCTATGCAGATAATGCTGCTATTGGTTACGGAACGACTGTGACTTGCTATGCGGATACATCAGGCAATACCCACTACGAGTACATCAAATCTGCGTGATTTAAGGAGAATAGGATATGATCATTACCGGAAAGACGTCATCCGGCTTTGATTATGCCCTCGATGTTGAAGCCCTGAAAAGCGATTTTCGTTTTATCAGGGCTCTTCGACGGGCACAGTCATATGATGAAACGGAACAGGTAAGCGGAGCTGTGGACCTCATTTCTGCAGTGTTCTCTGATCCCAAAGAGGAAGACAGGTTTTACGCTCACATTGCTAAAGTATATGGTAACGGATCCTCCAGAGTCCCCGCTGATAAAGTTTATGCGGAGATAGGGGAGATCTTTAAAAAGACTTCCGAAGTATCAGAAGTAAAAAACTAATTTCCCTCGCTTACATGTTAAGTCTGGATGAAGATGCTCTAGTATGTGATTTCGCTGAAACATATGGAGTGTTTAACATCTATGAATTACAGCCTTCATTGGCAGCGACCCTTGCATGTGGGTTGAGGGATGATTCAAGAATTAAATTGAAAATATCCGGAAGACGATTCCGATTAGAGACGCTGATGCTGGCTAGGCTGGTAGATGGCGTCTCATATATTTTGTGGCAAAGGTCACAAGACGCTTTGGACGGCAGGAATCAACCGGCTTCATTGTTACAGGAACTTCTTGGACTTGAAGATGAAGCTTTCGGCTTTTCTACGCCCGAAGAATTCGAAATGGCAAGGCAGAAATTCTTTATGGAGGGATAAATGGCAACTGAACTTGCAAAAGCATATGTACAGATAATTCCTTCCGCTAAAGGAATAAAAGAGGGGATTGCCGGAGAACTTGATGAAGCAGCTGGTTCTGGCGGAAAGAAAGCCGGCAATACGATAGTTGATTCAATTAAAGCCATAATCATAGGCGGCGGTATTGCTTCAGCGTTGAAAGCTACTATCTCAGAAGGAGCAAAACTTCAACAAAGTTTAGGCGGCGTTGAAACAATATTTGGCTCTGAAGCAGCTGAGATCATAAAAGCAAATGCTAAATCTGCCTTCGGACAAGTTCAGATGTCCGCTAATGATTATATGGAGACAGTTACATCATTCTCTGCAGCACTAATTCATGATATGGGCGGAGACACTGTAGCGGCTGCGGGTGTAGCTGACATGGCTTTGAAGGACATGGCAGATAACGCAAACAAAATGGGTACTTCTATGGATTCTATCCAGAGTGCTTATGCCGGATTTGCCAAACAGAATTACACTATGCTCGATAATCTTAAACTCGGTTATGGTGGCACAAAATCTGAGATGCAAAAGCTCTTAAAAGATGCTCAGGCAATTACCGGAGTTAAGTACGACATAAATAATCTGAGCGATGTTTATCAGGCTATTCATGTTATCCAAGAAGAGATTGGCATGACCGGCTCAAGTGCTACGGAAGCAGAGACAACCATCTCCGGTTCCTTCAATGCTATGAAGGCAGCGTTCCAGAATCTTTTGGGATATATAACGCTCGGAGAAGATATAGGACCTGCATTGATTTCTTTACTGGAAACGGTTCAAACGTTTTTGGTAGGGAATCTTTTACCAGCAGTGATCAATATAGTTCAAGGAATCCTCTCTGCGGTTACAGATCTTGTGTCCGGAGGCGGAGCGCCTTTACTATCTGCAATGGATGGGATACTAGGGAGTTTGCTCCAATCAATAATAGATCTTCTTCCACAAATTCTTGACGCTGGTCTCCAACTGATAGTATGGCTAGCCAATGGATTGGTTAACGGTCTTCCGAGCGTAATAAGAGATGCAGGAAATATTCTTATTACTCTTTTAGACACTTTACTTGCTGGAGCAGGGCGAGTACTTGATGTTGGTATTCAGTTAATTGAATCACTCGCAATGGGGTTGTTTAATAATGCTCCTCAGATAGTCATAACAATAGGAACGATTCTTTCAAGATTAGTTCAGACGATTATTCAACACCTTCCTCAGTTGCTCGAAAGTGGTATGCAGCTACTGACTACCATGGCAAGCGGTCTTTTAGTGGCCGTTCCAACATTATTAGAGATACTGGCAGGTATACTGTCAGATATTTGGACAACAGTTAAAAATATAGATTGGCTATCACTGGGAACAGATATTCTTACGGGTATTGCAAACGGTATTGCTAATGCTGGTTCATTCCTTGTAGAGGCTGCCATAGGTGCTGCAAAAAGAGCACTGGAAGCAGCGAAAAGTTTCTTGGGTATTCATTCGCCATCTACTGTATTCCGTGATCAGGTAGGTGCCATGATGGCAGAAGGTATGGGAGAAGGGTTCGTAGAGAATGCTCCCACAATGGAGATCCAGAAGACAGTAAAGGGCGTTGTTGAAGACGCACGGGATGCCACGGTTTCCCCATATAACATGGGTATCACATCGCCTGCAAATAATGATACTCAGAGCATAGCGATGATCATATCGCTTCTGCAGAAATACCTGCCTTTGTTCGCTGATATGAAAGTGGTCCTTGATGACGATGTCATTGTAGGCCGTATGAACAGACAGTTAGGACTGGCCTTGAGGTAAGATAATGAGACAGTTTAAAATAAGAAATTCTCTCGGACAGGAAATTGGTTTGCAGGATAAGCAAGGCTATGCTTTTTTTGACGAGGAAGGCCTCGGATTTGATATTGATGCTTCATTCCAAAGAATTGGAGATCAGTTCAGACTAATCGAGAAGGGAATATCGCAGCCTCAGGTATCAGGTAACCTGGTTATAAATGGATACGATGCATACGCTAAATATACGGCGTTTGTAGCGTTTTGCAGTTATACGCCTTTAGTCTTGATTTATGAAGCGGATCAGACCCTATATTTGGAAGGTATGGTTATAAGCCTTCAAAAAGGAGATATGATAAATCGCCGTACTCTTGTATGTCCTATGGTATTCGTAGGGACATCGTACTGGTATGACGATGTTCTAGCAGAAGAAGCTGCCGGATCGCTTCCGGATAGCACAAAGATGTATACGTACACTTATCCATATCAGTATGCTTCCGGAGAAAACGGAACCGTCGAGCTTGTAAATGGAGCTCTGAATTCTTATTTCAAGATAACGATATTTGGGCCTGCTACAAACCCCAAATGGCAGTTATATTCCGGTGGAGTACTTACTAATTCCGGAAAGATTCTGGCAACGATACCGGAAGGCAATAAGCTTATAGTTAACTCGGATCCATTAGAGATGGAAATAACTGAATACACAAATAGCGGAACGTTTGTTGTTGACAGATATCCTGACAGCGATTTCACTACGGAAAGGATCTTTTCAATTCCTCCTGGCACTTGTAAGATGCTGTTCTCTGATGATTCCGTTACAGCTCCTGTTGCATGGATAGAGGTGAAGAAGCGTGTATAGGATAGAGATATTCACTGATCAGATGGAATACGCTTCTGCAGATATACTTCCTGACGATATCAAAATAGAGCTTGATTATTTGGCTTATGACTCATATACAGTCACGACCAGGATCATACCCTGCAAAAAGGGGTATTTTACGCACATTACAAAAGATGGAGTAACGATAGCTGACGGCATCGTAGCGAGCGTATATCCGTCCAAAACGATGCAGGAGATATCAATTCAGCCTATAAATGCAATGTTTGACCAGGAAGTTTTTTATAGTCCAATAAATGACTGTATTACCTGGTTAGCTAATAATATTACAGCTCAATATATAAACAATGCCGATACGGTCCAGAACAGACCTGTATCGGTTATTTATACTGTAGCTCAGTCGTCTTTGCCTCTCACGGGAGGATTTAATCTGAATAAAACGACGAATATTTTATCTGTAATGATATCTGCGTTAAAGACGTATGGAGTGGTGTGTGATTGCAGTCTGGATCTTCAGATAAAGAAGGTTGTCGTTAATATCTACCAGGAAGTAGAAGTCTTCCATCTTGAAGCGGACCTGGAGAATGTCCTGGAGTCAGATATTACTTTGGGAGATTCATATGGATCTACCAACAAAGTGATCATACGGAAAACAGATGAGGATGATGCTTTTATTCTTGACAGAACATATTATTTGCATACAGACGGAAGCATCAACACAACAGACAATAACCGGATTCAGCCTGTGTTCTGGGAACTGGTCATTTTACAGCAGACTTCAACGATGACTGATGCTGAATGGAACAGTGATGCAAACACAAAAGCAAAAGAAGTGTTGACACCAACTCAGTATGACCAGGAGATTTTGCTGAAGTACCATTCCTCGGACACGATTGCAAAGCCTCTTGAAAGACCTATCGGATCTACCGGAGAGATACACATTAAAGGGGAAGTGTACAGCACTATCTTAACCGGAAAGACAATAAAGGGAAACGTGGTCACACTTATATTTGGTGCGATCCGTACAACATTAACGAAAAAGTTAAACATGGAGGGTAGAACATGAGTGTGACGGCGTATCAATTAGCAGGGTCGCTAGTTACTCCGATTATTGATAGAAGATTTTACAGATATCTAGTTGGCCTGGATGCGGGAATTGTAAACGGATGTGAAATGGTTCCTTCCGGTACCAATATTAACATTTCAGCTGGTTGGGGAATCGTAAAAGGTTGCATATTCAATGTGGAATCAGAAGCCATAGCATGTGATGCTCCGACAAGCGGATCAGCAAGTGGCAGATTATTGCTACAAATCAATGTCTCTACAAATACAGCATCCTTTATTACACAATATGGAACAACACTCCCGTCATTGGTGCAAGACGACATCAACGGTGGTGGGAGCATATACCAGATGGTATTAGCAACCTACACAATCTCTGCAACTACAATAAGCGACTTTGTAATTGCAGCATCAACACTAGATGAACTGAGAAGTTTAATAAATAGCGTTCAAGCTATAGCCAATGCTGCTGTTCCATCGACGAGAAAAGTTAATAACAAAGCACTATCATCTGATATTACACTGTCTGCTTCCGATGTTGATGCTGTTCCTACAACGAGAACAGTTAACAGTAAGGCTTTATCAACAGATATTACACTAACTGCCTCAGATGTAAGTGCAGTTCCTACCACTAGAAAAGTAAATAATAAAGCGCTATCTGACGATGTTACATTGTCTGCGTCGGACGTCAGTGCAGTTCCAACGACCAGGACGGTAAATGGAAACGCTTTATCTGCTGATGTGACAGTTACTCGTGACCAGATTGCTGGGATAGTAAAGAACGGCGCTTCGGCTTCGGCAAATAAATCTTTGAACATGACGTTGTCAGGTACTACATTAACGATCACGTTCTCATAAGGGGGGCTGTGAGGTGCCAATAAATCTAAATGGAACCACGTTTAATAACGGAGGAGTAGCGAAATTTATTAATACTGCACTTGATAGTATTAAACATGGCACGACAGAAGTGTGGAAGAAGATGACCTACTTCTTTAATGGGGGTACGGTAAGCGGTTATAGCTGGATAGATGGTTTTACGCCTACATACGCAAATATGGGAGTTGGTTCTACTATCTACTCCAATAGTAATAACCAGGTATCTGGAGTTGCAGAAGGAATTAAAAGGTGCTCTTTTAACGCTTCAAACTTTTCTACTATCTATGTAAATGTAACAACATGTTCTGCAATAAAAAATGCTAGTTCGGATAATACAGCATGTTATGTATATATCGGAACAGAAGCACAATCTACGCAAAACATGCTTGCGAATCCTACATTTACAAAAGGTGGTAAATGTGAATCTACCGGATTAAAAAGTTTTGATGTAAGCGGTCTGTCCGGAACATATTATGTTGTTATAGGCGGAGCCAAATCTACAGGACAGTCATATAACATCGTAGTAAACCAGGTATATGGAGTGTGATCATGCCGATAGTATTAAATGGAACGACCCTTTCGAATGGGGGGTGTAAAGAAGTTTAACTTGACAGAGTTATCGTCAATTAAATTTGGAACCACAGAGGTCTGGAAAAAACAAACTGATTTTTATCCTGGAGCAACTGTCTCTCATCTCAGTGTTAACGTAGGAAGTTACGGAAGTTTTTACACAAACTGCAGTGGTGTTGCAAATATTAACTCAACGGTTGTATATATACCTATAAACCTTACAGGTATAAGCACGCTGCATATTGTCGGTTCAACAACCAGAAGCGGAACTATGTCTTATGCGGGAGCGTTTTTGAAAGGTTCTGTGCCTAGTGGTAACGATGCATATCCGTATTATACGGTCGGCCAAGGCTCTTCATCTTCTTATTACGAAAAGATGGATAGACATGTAGACACATCAGGTTCTTTCGACTGGACCTGGGATGTGTCAGGTTTAACTGGAACACATTACCTTTGTCTAGGATGCTATTTCAATGGTGCTTCCACTGGATCAGCTGGAATCACAGTAACAAGCGTATATGGAATATAGATTTGAAAAGGAGATAAAAATGCTGATAGCGACTTTTTTAGACGGAACACAGTATGAGGTGCTGGACAATACTACAGTGTATCCAAGCGGGTCACCTATGATTCGTTCTCATATGGAACTCCATATGGCAGAGGACGCCATGACTATTGAGGAGTTCGAGACTCTTTTGAGCGATGAGAATAAGACTCGCACAATAACATTTACAATGATCAATGACGAGACGGAGGAAGTAATTTTTCGAAATACGTATTCCTATTATGTCGTTCTCGCAGAAGTAGGAAAGAAAATCGTTGAAACTGTGTCTACGGAAACAGGCCAGACTCTTAAAGAAAAACACCTTGTAGCACGCCTGGAACAACTTACTGATACTGAGCAGCAGCTTCGAGATTTGGAAATTGTTGATATTTTGCTTGGGAGGGAAGAGTAATGATCACTAAAGAAAAGGCCAGAGTGTTAAGAAAACTTATTGAGCAAACAGCGATTACTCTAAGCGATGAAGAAGCCCTTGAGGGAGTGGAACTGTTTCCTATGTGGAAGGCAGAAACCGCTTATGCATTAAATGATCGTGTCCAATATAACGATGTTCTATATAAATGTGTACAGGCGCATTCATCCCAGTCAGATTGGACTCCCGATGTAACTCCTGCGCTATGGACAGAAGTAAGCATTGAAGAGTGGCCTGAGTGGAAACAACCGACAGGAGCCCAGGACGCTTATGCCATAGGTGATAAGGTTTCTCATAATGATAAGCATTGGATCAGCGACGCTGAGGCTAACGTTTGGGAGCCTGGGGTATATGGCTGGACTGAACAGGCGTAAAGGAGATACCAGATGCGTGATATACTTATAGCGGTCTTATCATCTTCTGCCTTTTCAGCAATTATTAGCTTTCTTTTAGCGACAATTACAGCACAGAAAAAAGAAAATTCGGGCATCCAAAGTGGTGTCCGAATTCTTTTATACGACCGCATTAAACATTTAGGAAAATCATACATAACACGGGGCTGGATTACCGTAGATGAATTAGAGGACTTCCATAACATGCATTCAATTTATCATCATGACCTGGATGGGAATGGTTTTCTTGATGCAGTTGTGGCTAGTGTGAACACTTTACCCGTAAGGGAAGGACAGTAAAGGGAGGAACACGTCAAAATGAACTATCAAGGAACGACACCAACTTTTTCGTTTACCCTTCCTGAAAGTGTTGATCTAACACTAGGATCATCTCACACATTAACGTTTTCAGTCCCTGAAACAGAAGAAGTGATTCTTGAAAAAAGCGGAGATAGCCTTGATGTTTCAGCTAACCAAGTGGATGTCTTCCTGACTCAGGAAGAGACGTTTATGATGCCTAAGAGGGTAAAGATCCAACTAAACTGGCTATATCAGGATGGCGGATTAGTCAGAAGAGCATGTTCGAGAAAAAAGACAATTCCATGGGAAACGAACCTTAAGAAGGAGATCATGAGATGATCGTTAATCCGGTCGTCATAGATATGGATCTTGGCGACAATAAGGAGATACCAATAGAAGTATCTTCAAATAACTCATTTGACATTGATATAGGTTCATCGATTCATATTGTTGCGCCAAAGCTTCAGGACAAAGAGAAAACCTATATTCCATCAGAGAGTGTACAAAGTGATACTGTTACTGCGGATAGCGAATATGATGGGTTAAGAGAAGTCAGTATCCATGTTGGTGCAATTCCAAATGATTATATTGGAAGCGGGGTTATGCGCAGATCATCTGATGATTTATCAGAGTCTGGGCCAACAGTATTTGCGCCTAGCGGATATTATCCAGAAAGTGCAAACAAAACTGTTTCAAGTGGAAGCGAGGGAACTCCTGTAGCTACAAAAGGGAATGTATCTAATCATTCCGTAATTATTACTCCTAGCGTGACAAATACTTCTGGATATATAAATGGGGGTACTCACGAAGGAATAGGAGTTAGTGTATCGGTAGATGAACTTGTCTCAGGAACAAAGAATATTGCTTCAAATGGACAAGGAATAGATGTAAGTGAATATGCAACTGTAAATGTTGACGTAGAGCCAAATCTGCAAACAAAGGCAAAAATTTACACTCCATCAGAATCTGCACAGAGCGAAGCTGTTTCTTATGATTCGCAGTATGACGGTTTAGATACAGTTAATATATCAATTGGTGCTATACCGTCTAATTATGTGGGAAGCGAAATACACAGGATGTCTTCATCAGACCTTACAAAGTCAGGTGCAACAGTCACAGCCCCGGCTGGATACTATGAAAACGATGCATCTGCTTCTGTACAAAGCGGAACTGAAGGCACGCCTGTGGCTACGAAGGGCACTGTTTCAAATCACGTTATAACAGTAACGCCAAGCGTAACAAACGCTCCTGGATATATTGCTGGGGGGACGCACCGAGGTACTGCAGTCAGTGTGTCGGCAAATGAACTTGTTTCAGGAACGAAGAATATATCTTCGAATGGCCAGGGAATTGATGTAACTGAGTATGCAGCAGTAAACGTAAACGTTGAGCCGGATCTTCAGACAAAAACCAAAAGCTACACTCCAACGGAATCAGCACAAAGCGAGACATTCTCAGCAGATAACGGGTACGATGGATTAAATGAGGTTACAGTTAATGTCAGTGCTATTCCATCAAGTTATGTTGGGAGCGGTGTAGCAAGGAAAACATCATCTGATCTTTCCAAAACTGGCGCAACTGTTACTGCTCCAGCAGGATATTATGAAAATGACGCATCGGCTTCTGTACAAAGTGGAACAGCTGGTACACCGACCGCAACAAAAGGAGCAGTATCAAATTATTCTGTTTCTATTACCCCGAGAGTAACTAACACTACTGGATATATAACAGGTTCAACAAAAACCGGTACGCCGGTTACTGTTTCCGCTTCAGAGCTTGTATCAGGTTCACAGAATATTACTTCCAATGGTACATATGATGTAACCAATTTAGCGGAAGCTGTAGTTAATGTTAGCGGTGGAGCACCAGCTCTACAGACCAAATCCAAAACTTATACACCGTCAGAAACATCACAAAGCGAGACCGTAACAGCAGATAGTGGATACGATGGTCTGAGTTCTGTTGATATTTCAGTCGGTGCTATATCTTCAACTTATGTAGGGTCCGGGATAACTCGTAGGAGTTCCTCGGATCTTACTGCTTCCGGAGCAACAGTTATTGCGCCTGCAGGATATTATGCATCTTCTGCTTCGAAATCCATATCAAGCGGCTCAGCGACACCAGCAGCAAGTATTTCAGGCTCGGCCGCAACAGTATCAACTGGCTCGAACACTCTGACTCTCACTAAGACCGTAAGCAATACTCCCCAGGTAATGGCTGGTTATATTTCAAGCGGTACTGCAGGGAACACATCGGTGTCTCTGACAGCATCAGTAACAACTAAAGCTGCTGCGACTATAACTCCCGGAACGTCCGATCAAACAATCGCAGCCGGTACGTATCTCACTGGTGCACAGACGATAGCCGGTGATAGTGATCTCACAGCAGCCAATATTAAGGCCGGAGTGCAGATATTTAATGCGACCGGCACTTACACATCTGACGCTACAGCCACTGCTGCTGATATTGCAAATGGGAAGACAGCATATGTGAACGGCACAAAGATAACTGGTACACTAGCCTTCCAGACCTATTACACTGGCTCATCCACACCGCCTTCAAATCTCGGCAATGATGGTGACATTTATCTGAAGACGTGAGGTAAGTTATGGCAACATTAAGGATAACGCCAAGTTCATATACGTTGAGTAGCACATCCTATTTGTCTGTGTCGAACGCATCAAATATGTATGATGACACCGACAGTACCAACTACGCTACCGTCACCAACTCACGAACATCGACCACTTCCTATTACATCTACTTACACGGATTCGACTTTAGCGGATTGCCAAGCGGTGCGATAGTCAACTCGTTCTCGGTCAAATTGAAAGCGTATGAGAGCGGTGTATCGACCTCATCTTCTTACCGCCCTTACCTCGTTACGAACGGTAGTACATCGACATCGACCTACTATGGCTACTGTAACGTTCTTTCGACATCCGCAACCGTAAAGACGTTTACGCTCAATTGTGATTGGGCCGACCTCGTAAACGAGGGTAGTGATTTAAGCATCCGTATCAACTGTAGACGAGCATCGAGGAATACCACCTCTTACGTTTACATCTACGGTGCAGAAATCCTAGTGGACTACACGATGCCTGTCTCGGCAACGGTCACATCCACGCTGACAGGAAACGGCACGATCTCCCCAAGCGGAGCGACCTCGACCTATGAGGGTGCGGAGTATGAACTCACCATCACGCCCACGAACTCAAGCGATACGGTCACGGCAACCAAGAACGGTGTGGACATCACATCACAGTTAGTGGCACACGGAACAGAGCAGAGCGCATCAACCGTCCTCGGAGCGTATGACCTTGTAAGCGGTGGCTTTAATTCGGGAGAGTCCTACTTCAGCGGTCTTGTCGGCAACGGAGTGGATGCTTCGCAGACAACATCCAACTACTACTCAAGTGGTTCGGGTACGATAGCGGTGTTCACCTACGAGATGGGGTTCACGCTCCCAAGCAACGCCAATATCACAAGGGTGTGGTGCGAGGTAAACGGACACGCTGAGAGCACATCGAACTCAAGCGAGTATATGTGCGTACAGTTGATAAGCGGTAGCACAGACCTCTCCGAAGAAATCAACTTCAAGGAGATAGGCACATCCAACACAACAGTCACGTTAGAATGTGAGACACTTCCAACAGTAGCGCAGATTGCTGATATGAAACTCCAGTGCCGATTAGGTTACTATGGCGGAGCGATAAATGGTGCGACTTGTTATGTGGAGTACGACATAGGTAGTGGCACGGTAGACCACTACATATATACGTATATAGTGGATGGTGATGCAACTATTGCAGTTGTGATAGGTGGGGGCGGAGATACAGACCATCTTTATTTAAAAGTGAATGGGGCGTGGGTTGAGGCTACGCTCTATCAAAAAGTAAACGGTGCGTGGGTAACAGTATCAGACCCAAGCACCGTATTAAATACATCTAATAATTATGTGAATGGAGGTTCGGTATGAAGTTTCTTGTAGTAATCGTAATCGCAATTGTTGTTGAGGGCATCACGGAGTACATCAAACTCATGATTCCCGAACTCGCAGACAAAACGAAAGTGCTCTTGCTTATCACAGTCGCTCTTGGAGTGGTAACCGCCCTTGCCTACAACGCAGATGTGTTTGAAGCGCTTGGCATTACCAAAAATATCCCTTATGTAGGATGCATACTCACAGGAATTCTTTGTGCACGTGGTTCAAACTATATCTACGACTTGGTAGGAAAATTTACGGATGCAGGGGAATTTGTAAGGCCTCTGGATATCCCCGATGAAGAGGCACCTTATGAGACTGGTGAAGATGAGCACGGGGTAGGCTAATGGTTTACATATATCCGGTATCGAGATATTTAAAAATCACACAGATATATCACAGTAATCATTTAGGATTGGATTTTGGGTGGCATGATATGTCACCCTCTTTTATTCATCAGCCAATTGTTGCTTGTGCGGATGGCGTTGTTGTAGTTGCGGTGGATGGCTACGGCAACACTTATCCGTATAACAAAATCTACGGAAATTATGTGGATGTTAAGCACCCTGATGGAAACTATACACGTTATGCTCATCTGATGAAAGGCACAGTATGTGTTAAGGTAGGGCAGAACGTATCACAAGGACAGGTGTTGGCAAACGAGGACAATTCCGGCTACTCAAATGGCGAGCATCTTCACTTCGAATTCCAAAAGGGAGGGTGGGGGAAAGCGTATTCAGTAGACCCTATGCCGTATCTTTATGTCTTCGATAAATCTATATACATTAACCCGTCGTCTAAGTGGTATGACAGAATACAAATAGGCAATCCATATCCCGTAACACCTGTCACAAGGAATACAAGAGTAAATCAGATCGAAGTAGCACTTGATTATCTCAGGTGTAGGAGCGAGGTAGGCACAGATCAACCAATACTTGGTTACGTGCCCCGGGGTATATATAATGTATTATCAAGAAAAGACAGGCCAGACTACACTTGGTACGAGATCGAAGATGGTAAATGGTGTGCTCGAGTCGAGGGCGTGACTTTTTACGAAAAAGAAAAACAGGGATTATTCGCCATATATTTCCCTGAAGTATCTAATGGTGATAAAGAACGGTTGATAAAAATAGCTGTGGACCTCGAGTTGGAGTACAAAGTCTCAGAGATTTAGTATATCACCTGATAATATTATCTCCATTCAGATACCTAATGGACGAAGAATTAGTATAGAATGTTATGCGCACTCCGATAACCTCGTCAGACACGAGGCTGTCGGAGTATTTTTGTTGATATTAATTGACATTAGAATGACTTGCATCTACAATTCGATTATAACGAATGTGTTATAATTTGTTCGGGGTAGCACATGTTTAATCTAATCTTTTATCAAAAATCAAACGGTAGAGCGCCTGTACAAGAATTCATGAACGATTTGTTGAAGAAACATAAAGAAAACGAATTCAGTCAAATGGTCAGCGCTTTTGATAAAATCAAAGAGTACGGTCCGGAAGTCAATTCTGTTTACCATAATCTAATAAAGCATTTACGGGATGATATATGGGAACTAAGGCCTGGCCGGAACAGAGTATTGTTTTTTTATTGGAGAGGAAACGATATAGTTTTCCTTCACTCATTTCAGAAGACTTCGCAGAAGACGCCACTGAATGAAATAGAAAAAGCAATCAGAGAGAAGAAAGATTACATTAAACAGAACGATGTCGCTGAGGTAAAAAGAAAATGAAGCAACTTACATATGAAGAATTGAAAAAGAATCTTAAGGCGTTAGGGGAATCTGAGCAACAGATGGTTGAAGCTGCAGAAACTACTTCTGAGATTATAAATACAATAATCAAAGCTAGGGTTGCTTCTGGATTGACACAAGAACAGCTCGCTGAAAAGTGCGGAATGAAGCAGTCCGCTATTGCGCGGATGGAGTCTCTTCAGAGTATTCCTCGCCTTAATACGGTTATTAAGGTTGCTAATTGTCTCAAATTGAAATTGTGTGTCGAAAGTAAATATGAACAGAAAACAAAAACCCAATCAAAATATAATTTTCACAATAGAAATCCTTGGGCTATTAGCAGTCCAATTATGGTAGGGGGATTTACGCAATATGACCAGAACTGA